AAGTGCGGTTATTGCACAAATATTCCTGAAACCAATTATGTTACTATTTTAACTTCAGTTATACTTGCACAAGTTTTAGCAGTTTTAATCTTTCCCATCCAGGTAAGGAACTTTTTGATGAATAATATGTGGCTTATTTTGGTTCTAATAGTAATGAATATTGCTAACATTGTATTTCTGTATCAGTTCATCCAGAAGATGAAATCAGTTCAATGCGAACAATGCACAAGTGAATGGCGGCGTTCATTCCTTTACTACTACTCTTCCTTTGTGCTTATTTTATATGCTATCAATATCGTATTGTCTATTATGGCGGTTGTTATCATGTGCATGTATTACAACCCACGTTCACAAATTGTTACAAAATCGCTTGTTAAAAAAGGGCGTAAATAAGTTATTTATTGGAATAACATATATTTTTATTTCTAATGCCGGAAAATTGAAATAGAAATAAAAATATATAAGAATAATAAGAAAATCAGTGAGTCAGAAATATCAAGATGGAAAATAACAATGGCAACAACGCAAGTCACTTCAACATCAATATCATCAACAACAACTATTACGCTGATGAATATCATAATGACAATAACTATAATCATGAACCGCAACCGCAACCGCAACCGCAACCTCAACCTGAAAACGAGCCAATGAACAATGACGAAATTCTTCCTATTGCAATGCGTTCAAATATGCTACGCATGTTACATGAATTAAGAGTACCCCTTTATGCACTTGGACCACTTAGAGGTGGTGCTGCTGGCGCACACGTTGACGACATGGAACAAGCAGCTGTTGCAGTGCTTGCACGTTCGCTCTATGATGCACGCCCTATCAAACATGTCATTGATATCGCTGACGGCGAAACCGGTGAAAAACATGGAATCCACGAATTGACATACGATCCTGAAACTGCCGAAGAACTGAAAATCAATACTGCGTGCGGTATATGGCAAGAAGAGTTTGAAGTCGGCGAAACAATCAAAGTTCTGCCATGCAACCATGCTTTCAGAGCAGAGGCAATTACAAAATGGTTGACTACGGAAAAGGCTGAATGCCCCATGTGTCGTTTTAAAATGAAATCTAAGGAGATTATTGTTCATCCTTCCATTGAGGGTACGGGCGCGGGCGCGGGTGAGGGTACACAATATCATTATCACGATGACGACAGCGACACAGATAATGATGATGATGGTAATGGAATCATAGAGCCTGACCCCCAGCCTCAACCCCCAGTCGACGAGCAACGTGCCAGAGAAAATAATATCATGTATCGCCAAAATAATATTATTTACAATCGTCCACACGGAGGTGGGATTGCAGATATGGGACGCGATATGTACTATGGGATGTCAATGCCCATGAATCAACTTCTTCAAATGCGTGGGAGACTTGTTCACGGAGGAAGAGCATTGGGTGCAGAAAGTGGAGGAGGTGTCGTTGCTTCTATTCCACCCTCTCAGCCCTCCCAGCCTCCCAACATCATTACAAATATCAACTACTATATTAACCAAATCAACCAATACCAGATTTCAGCCGAAGAACAGGAAGAGGCAGATATTGAAGAAGCAATCCGTCGCAGCTTGGAATAAAACCACCTTACCATCTTAAATATCGTCTATATCAATTGTATTTTCTTGAGTGTATTCAAATTTTTTACAATGGTTATGAGTATTTTTGTTTTGATATTTATTTCCTCCTTGGTATTTTCCGTCCTCTTCTTCTTTATGTCCGTCACCCTCATTATCCTCCTCCTCATCCTCCTCCTCGTCGTTATCATCCTTGTTCTCGTCATCATCCTCACTATCGCTAATATCATAAGACTGAGAAATAACTCCCTTTCCAATATGTTTCACATTAGTTGTAATAATTACACTTTGTTCTTTGAGTGTATCGTCATCATCGCTTCCGCTTCCACTTCCACTTCCACTTCCGCTTCCGCTTCCCTTCTTCTCCATCTTTTTAACCATTTCTTGATACTTTAGCGTATTCTGATCGACAAATGAAATACTCGATGAACCATAGTTGTCATAATCACTCGTTATACTTTCATCTTTAAAACTTTGAAATACACCATGCGTTCTTCTCAAAATATCACGTTCCGATGAATTATATACTTCAAGCAGGTCGCAATAGTTTACGTTTTTTTGTCCCGCACCACCACCACTACCCTCATTCACCCAGTCTCTCAACCCTACTAAAATGTATACCCCACTATCTATCATATTATCTCTTTTATTTCTTCCTGTAAATTTACCCCGAATCATGCATCGCCTTTCTTTTCCGTCATCACAGATTACATCGCATGTGTTGCCCAATAGTTTTTTCACGATTGCATATTTTTCATTACTTGAAAGCGACAATCGCAGTTCATTTTTTCCTTTTGTTAAATGTTTTCTTGCTATTTTTTTACCCTTACAACCACCTTTATCGTTAATCACCATTATGTAATACTAAAGGTAAAAACAAAAAATGTGGAGTTAGATTCGCGTTTTATAAACTCGGACTAGTTATTTAAATATATAACTTATGTTTTATATAGTTTCAATAATATTATTAAATCTTTAGAAATAACCATATATCATCAAAAACCCCAAATACCCAAATACTCCTAACGAATAATATATTTTTTTTCTTACTATACTATATAAATAAAATGGCTATTACTTGGAGACAACATGTTAAAAATACTATGTCGCGTATGGGGAAAGCGACTCATTTAAAAGATGCTTTGAAGGAAGCATCTAGAACTTGGTCATCAGTGAAGAAAGACGCTGGTGCAGTAGTTAGCGCCGTTGAAGGCAAGACTAAACGCAGACGTGGACGTTCTGGTCGCAAAGCACCCAAAGGCAAGAAGCATACTCGTAGAACAAAGTCTCGCAAAGGTTCTCGCAGAAGCCGCAGAGGTGGAGCAGTATCGGCTTATGACGGGGGAAATGGTGTCGCTTCAAGTGCATCCTCCCTTAGTTAAACACACCTAGTATCTAACACCATAGTATTTTATATGATAATATCATGACATGAAACACAACCATCATGTCATTATGTTTAGCTCAATACCTAACCTCTCGCACCAACACCTAAACTCGGTGTCATTTTATCTTCTTTCATCGTTTCAGCTTGTGTTTTACTTACAAATAGTCCACGATTAAAATTATGCAATAGTTTTTTATAACTTTGTGTCGTTTCATCTACATTAAATATAGCATTATACTTTTTTTTTGTTTCATCAAAACTCAATCTTTTTTCAGGATTGGGATGAAAGTTTAAAAGCAATACTTTTGAAAATTCAATGACTAGTTTATTATGTATAAAACCAGTAATCGATATAAATTGTATAAAACATAAAAACATCAAGCTAAGCGAATATGAGTCCCATGTTCGAATATATTTTAATAATTTTTTTATTATTTCATCTCTTGTTGCACCTGTGTCAATAATATGTCTTGTGTAGTAATCTACAGCAGTATCTCTAAAATGCCACACAAAAGTATCCGAAAATATTTTTAAGCCGATATTATTTTTCACATATTCATCGATTAACCCAGTAAGTGCGTCTTTTGTCAAAACAGGGTTCACCTTTACAAGATAGCAGATAATATGTATTTCAATGCACCATATATAATAACTTGGACTATATGCATAAAAATATTTCTTATACGTTTCGGGGCGAATATCGTTTAAAGGAATCGACAACCCGAAATCAATAATAATCGGTATTTTTTTTGATTTTTCGATTAATATATTTGACAACTTTAAGTCAAAATGTATGATTCCGTGTTTATTTAGCGTTTCAATGTTTTGCAGTAAATAGTCGTATGAATAAAGAATATATGTTAATATTTCTTTTTTGTCCGTATCCGGGTGTGTAAAATAGTCAATGATACTAATATTTTCAATAAATGGTATTTTCATAATTGCATAACTAGATGCTGGTATGGTGTCTGTTCCCGTCCCCATACCCATTCCCGGATATTTTTTATCGCGTATAATTTTACACATATCTCGTTCTCGTCTATCTATTTTTGCCAAATTGATACTACACATGTTTACTACAGGTGCGTAATAATATTCGTATAGCTTTATCCTTTTTATTATTTTGCCGATTAAATATTCGTTTAAATCGGTTTTGTTATTTTTCACCAGTTTAGAAGCATATTTTTTATTTTTACTAACAGAACCATCGCATTCTATTGCAGGATAAAAAATACAACCAAATGTTCCTTGACTAATGAGTTTTGTTCCCATACCCATACCTTTCCATGCATCCTTATCAATGAGATTTGTAGGTTGGTCTATAATACTGCTTGAAAATATTCGATTCATTGTGTAATTAGAGATTCCTTTGTTATATTCTTTTGTTATATTCCTTTGTTATATTTCTTTTAATAGTTTAGCTATTTAAATAAAATATAATATAAAAATAATTAATATTATCTTGTCTTATTTTATAAGTATATAAAACACAATACAACACAAGATAAAATGTCTAAAATATCTTCAAAGATGGCAAAATATGGTTCGGGGTCGGGGCCGAGTTTATTTACTAGCTTAGTTAATATTACTATTTATATAGTTGCCGCGTATATATTGTATAGAGTAGTTTACTATCTTGTCAATATGCGTTCATCTGCGATGCCGAATGTTCCTGATTCTTCTAGTGGTGGTAATAATAGACAAACAGGAGGATGTTCCAGTGGAACATGTGGAGGTAACTAGTGCGTTCCTGCATTTTCATTACATTACATTACATTACATAATATAATAACTTGTGTTATATTATATAACTATATCATGTATTCACTTGTATCAGTTCCGTATTATGACCATCGTACCCAGTGTTATACAAAGGTAATTAAGTTAAATAAAATGCCCCCTGCTGATTCTCCTCTTAATCAAATCATCAAAAATGTCGGTCCGATAAGGTTATCACCCTTTCAGACGGATAGCGCGTTTTCAGGATGCAATGGTAAGTGTGGATGCGGCAACATATCGCAGTGTTGCAATATTCTAATCACAAAAGTAAACGATAAGTATGATTTGATGTGTATAGACGAGCTACCAACATTGTTTCAGTTTTTGGTAACAAATGGTTTCACTATCGATACAACCATTACGAAAATGATGCAAAACTCGAATGTTAAACTTAGCAATGATTTGATATGTTTCTTTTCATAAAATAATTTTGGTTACTAATATTTTTTTTCTTATTCTTGTTCCTGTTTTTTTTTCTCTTCTTGTTTCTTTTTCTTTTTATTTATTTTATCATCATCCATTATAGTGGGTGTTATTGCGGGTTTATTTAATAATTTTATACCTTCTATAAATGAACGCCCTTCAAATGTATTATCTATACGATTTTTTAAATAAATTGTCAGATTGGTAAGATTAGGTTGATAGTATAACAATACAAATGTGAATGCAGTAGTTGCTCCTAATTCTTTTACTCTTTTATGATCAAATCCAAATAAGTTATCAAAAGGATATGGTATAAATTCAATAAGGTTGCGCGCTATATATATTAAAACACCATCTATCCAAATAATTATAATAAGTATAAAAATACTTGTTATTAATGTTTTTTTATCATATTTTTTACTATCAAAAGTATCTTGAAAATTTGTAATTATAAATGCAAAGACAGCACCCATTATAAAATAAATAATTGTAATGAATCCTATATCGATTATTTTATTTAATCGTATTAGAATATCTTGTAAAAGAGGCATTTTTTTTTCTGTTGATTTTTTTTTTGGCTCACTAGTATCTATAAATCCTCTAGTTATTTTTTTATACCAACTAGTATTTTTAAAAAATGTTTCCATTTTATTTATATACAATATTATATAATTTTATATAATTTTATATAATTTTATAATTATTATCAATCCCATAAAATTGATATAATAATATTCAATATATTATTATATAAGCTTAAGTTAGTCTACACAACTTCACGTGCAATCAATATATGTCTAATGCTAACAATACTCATCGCCTTGCTTCCATTCATATTCATGGTTCCAATATTTCGAAAACAGCCGACACAATACTAACAGGAAATGAAACCAAAACCAACCCGACCTTGGTCTTAGTAGACGAATATATTCAAACACTCACCCTATTCGAGCGACAAGGTCTTGCTATTGCGAAAGACCATCTCGGTCCGTCTTTTGATATGAAACGAAGTATTGGATTTCTCCGCTGGAAAGATGCAAGAAATAAGAAATAATAAATAAGAAATAAGACATTGCACCCACAATATATACATTCTACATTACTTTTTTATATGTTTTGCCGACTTGTTTTTATGTTTGTTATGCCGGTGCTGATGCCGTTTTGTATTCCTGTGGTTACGATTCCTATTATTCTTGCTTTTTTTAAACCCAAGAATACTATTTATTTTATCGCGTTTGCGAATCGTATGACTACGATGAAAGCTGCGTATGCTATTAATTATTTCTAATTCTTTTTTGAATATTTTGTTACGATTTTCGCTAATTTGGTTTATATACTTGCGATCACTATGTTTATGTGAAATGTCGCCGTCACCTTTTTTACCACCTCCAGCTGCTACTGCTAATGCTGGTGCTGCTAATGCTGGTGCTGCTGCTGCTAATGCTGGTGCTGCTGCTGCTAATGCTGGTGCTGCTAATGCTGGTGCTGCTTCTTCACTTAATTTTTTGATGTTTGTTAATTCCGCTAGATTTGGTAATACTTTTCCTTGTTCTGGCGCTGCATTTTCTGTCGGCGATTCAGTTTTTCCTGGTGTTTGAGAAATATCATTTAATAAACTTACAAGTAAATTTGCTAATTTTTGAGCGTAGTCAGGGTCTAAATTTCTATTATTTTTGTTTATATCTTCAATATCTTTACTTATACTTTCTATCAATTTAATCTGTGCATCTTTAACTTCCAATGGTATCTTTATTTTAGTAAATATTGCTTTACATTTTAATTTAATAAGTTCCCATGCACTTAAAACTGCTTTTATTACCAATGGCACATCATCAGTTTTAGCTATTTTTAAATGTAAATCATTTATTTTTTCTTTGGTTTCATTCGAAAATGCATCCATACTAACTATAATATCTTTTCTTTCTTGAGATGACGCTGCAATATACTTCTTATCCATTTCTTTTCCCTTTGCGATTAGTTCAAGTTGTAGTTGTTTTATTTTAGCTAATATGTTGTTGTTTTCTTCTGCGGCTTTTGCTGCTGCTTCAGTTCTTACTGCTTCTGCTCTTGCTCCATCTGGTGCTTTTGCTTTTGCTTCTGATGCTTCTGCTTTTGCTTCATCTGGTGCTTTTGCTTCACCTGGTGCTTTTGCTTCATCTGGTGCTTTTGCTTCACCTGGTGCTTTTGCTTCTGATGCTTCTGCTTTTGCTTCTGATGCTTCTGCTTTTGCTTCATCTGGTGCTTTTACTTCACCTGGTGCTTGTGCTTCTGCTTCTGCTTCTGCTGCTTGTGCTTCTGCTTGTGCGTCTGCTGCTGCTTTTGCTGCTGCTTGTGCTTCTGCTGCTGCTTGTGCTTCTGCTGCTGCTTGTGCTTCTGCTGCTGCTTGTGCTTCTGCTGCTGCTTGTGCTTCTGCTTCTGCTTGTGCTTGTGCTTCTGCTTGTGCTTCTGCTGCTGCGTCATTTGTTAGTTTTATTGTATTTTTTTCTCTATTATTTATAATTGGTGTTGTTTCTATTACTTCTACCATTATTAATTAAATACTTCTTTTATGCTTGTTATTATTATTATTACTTATATTATAATAATAATAAAATATCATATTAAAACCATATTCATTCGCGTTTATTCATTTTTTTAAATTCTGAAAAGTCTATTTTTTTATCTTTGTAATCACTCTGTTCACCCGTTTCTTCGTCGCCCATCGTATCCTCCTTATATTCTTCTATTTTGCCACGATAGGAATACCGATTTGCTTTCTCTCGAAGTATATAAATCTTATCTTTTTGTTTAATATTTACTTCGCTTTTTCGGTTATATGTTTTAAAGGAAGCAAAAAGTTGTTTCTTCTTTTTTGGTCCTCCATCATCTCCTGTTGCTGTAACCCCTTCACTTCCACTATCAGTAGTCTTATTTTCTTTCATTTCATTATACTTGTTTAATCCTTTTTCATATTCTTTGCGAATATCAATATATATTTTTTTGCAGTCGTAAGTGATAACATATTTTCTCGCAAGTGTTTCTAAATACTTATACGGGATTTCTTTCGTGTTTGAATAATATATGAACGACCCTGTTTCGTGACCATAATACATAAGGACTTCTCCTTTGGGTGTTTCTTCTCGTATTACATTCAGCGTCAAGTCTTTTACAAACTTGTCTGTCAATTCTTTTTCTTCCAGGTCATCATATTCGGTAAAATATCGATTCTCAAATGCAATTTCAGGCGCCTCTTCTACCCCTTCGTCTTCGTCTTCGTCTTCGTCTTCGTTTTCGTCTTCAGTGTCGTCTTCGTCGTTCTCATCCTGGTTCCATAGCATTATAACCAACACGTATACTTGTTTCAGCATGTATACAGAAAGCCCGCACGTAACACCAAACCACATAAGAACAAGATAATACCGGTAAATATCATCAAATGTCAAGTCGGCATAGTTTTTCATAAATAAGTCATTATGTTTTTTAAATAAAAAAAACGAATTCATATCGATATCGTCGTTGTCATTGACATGCATGGTCGCATTGTATGACATGTTCAGGATGCAAAGTATATTTGTGTGTATATTTATATAACCATCGATATCTCTATATTGTTTGCATTATTAGTATTGTTTTGCTAGTCTCCCTTCTCTTTCAGAAGACGCCGCCGTTGGTCAAATAGTTTTTTAATATCACTTTCCATGTTTATCACCATAATCCGCTGATACGATTTGTTCTTGTTTTCCGG